CGATCAAGGACCAGACGTAGTAGCAGACTACACACTACTAAAAAGAAACAAAAAACATGACTACTTCACAGCATGTCTACCGTGGCCACAAAAAGGCCCAGACGTAGAACTACCACTAGGTACATCAGCACCAGTAACAGGTATCGGTAAATATCAAACAACAGGATGGACAACACCAGGAGACTCCGTATACGAAACAGATGGCACAGGTGCAACTTCATACGCAGTATCACGCCTCATCTCAGATGCAGGAGCATCAAACTACTTCATCGTAGAAGAAGACCCAAACAACGTCGGATACCCAAACATTAGAGCAGACTTATCAGAAGCAACAGCCTCAACAATTAACCAACTAAGAGAAGCATTCTTAATGCAATCTCTATTCGAATTAGACGCCAGAGGCGGCACGAGATACGTAGAAATCTTAAGAGCACACTTTGGAGTGGTCTCTCCAGATTTCAGACTACAACGCCCAGAATTCCTAGGAGGCGGCACAACACCAATAAATGTGCACGCAATCCCACAAACATCACCAACAGCAGGATCAAACGCACAAGCACAACTTGCTTCATTCGCAACAGCTTCAACAACATCACAAGACAACATCGGATTCTCGAAATCATTCGTAGAACACGGATACATAATCGGACTAGCCTGCGCTAGAGCCGATATCACTTACCAACAAGGACTCAATCGCATGTGGAACAGATCCACACGCTACGACTTCTTCTGGCCAAAACTACAACAACTAGGAGAGCAAGAAGTCACAAACATAGAAATCTATGCAACACAAACCGCAACAGACTCAGAAGTCTTCGGTTACCAAGAAAGGTACGCAGAGTACCGCTATAAACCATCTGAAATTCACGGAAGATTCAGATCAACATACTCCGCACCACTAGATATGTGGCACTTAGCTGAAGAATTCAGCGCCTTACCAGAACTTAACGCAGCATTCATCGCACAAAGCACACCAATCGAACGAGCCATCGCGATAGATACAGAGCCAGACCTCCTATTCGACGCCTGGTTCGATCTAAAATGCGCACGCCCTATGATGACATACTCAGTACCAGCAACCTTAGGAAGGTTCTAATATGAAGAACCACTTTAGATACGACATAAAACCAGGAAGACACTTCATACAGGCAATAGCAGCAGGGGTCGCCGGAGGCGGCCTCTCTTACCTAGGACAAAGAGAAACCAACTCTGCAAACGCACAACTTGCCGCAGACAATCAAGCTTGGCAAGAATACATGTCAAATACAGCACACGTGAGAGAAGTAGCCGACTTAAAAAGAGCCGGCTTAAATCCAATTCTCTCAGCAAATAAAGGAGCATCAACTCCCTCAGGCAACTTAGCAAAAATGGAAAACGCACTAGGAACAGGCGTTACATCAGCAATAGACTCAGCAAATCTCGTAAATCAGATCAAAGGCACATCTTCAACAATAGCACTCCAACAAGCTCAAGGAGCAGCAGCAACAGCTCAAGCCAATCAATCAATGGCATCAGCTAAACAAACAGAAATTCAGACTACAAAAGAAAACATAGGTATGAATGCTTATAAAAAAGAGGCAGAAGTCAGAGCAATTCAAGCAGACTATGACAAAAAAAATGCCCAAATAGATGCAGTACTTAAACGAGTAGTACCAGGCACATCAGCAATCAGAAACATCCTTCCCGGAATTAAAATTCCACTAGAGGGAAGAGGAAAAATACCGAGAGGGCACGGAACATTTAACAAAAAAACAGGAGAAATCTATGAATAAAGAAACAAAAGAAATAGTAAAAGGCACAAAAGTAATCACTAGACGCCCAAACGGCACAGTAAGGGTAGTAACTAAAAATGACCTACCCTCACGAACACAAAAACAGTTCGGAGAACAAGTAAACGTAAACACTATCATGGCAAAATATAAAAAGACCGGACTCATCGATCACGTCAGGAAACAACCAGGTAAATATCAAGACTTAACAAATCTACCAGATTACATGACTGCAATGCAGACAGTAATAACAGCAAATACAACATTCGAAACTCTGCCATCAGAAGTTCGAAACAGATTCAATCATGACCCAGCACAATTAATAGAATTCTTAGGGAATTCAAAAAATTACCAAGAAGCAGTAAAACTAGGATTAGTAATACCAATCCCAGAACCAGAACCACCAGCTCCCGCAAAAAAAGCTCCTAAAAAAGAGGAACCTCCAGAGTAATCTCTGGAGGTTAAAATCTTAGAATAAATAGAAGTTACGGACGAACTCCTTACCTTCAATAACGACAAGGGCAATAACCTGAAAATAGGTTTTGCCTTCTTTCGTTTTCTTCTCAATCTTATGAAGAACTTTAATATTATTCACAAAAACTCCTTTGTTATACCCAACGATTATTCGTGGGATTCACAAAGAAGGGACCCACGAAAAAATCGTGGAGAAAAAATTTGACAAAGAAAAATACACACACAAGATTCAGCACACATAAACGCGCTTAGCGCAGAAAAGGAAAACACATGTTACTAAAAGCTTATTCAATCAGAGATAGTAAAGCAGAAGTGTTCAACACTCCCTTCTACCAAAAAACACACGGCGAAGCCGAACGCACATTCCAAACGCTAGCAAAAGACGACAAGTCAACAATCAGCAAATATCCAGATGATTACGATCTCTACTACCTAGGAGAGTACGATCAGCAAACAGGTAAATCTCATCCAATCGACACGCCACAACATATGGCAAAAGCAGTACAGTTTAAAAACTAACAACGCACAGGGCCTAATTACGATTCCTTGTTGTAATTAGGCCCAGTGACACCAATACTAGAAAAGTACTGGGGGAACACACATGAAACGCAGAGCGCTTTCAAAAAACAAATCAAGAAAAGTATTCAGGAAAAACACCGGGGTACACGGTCTCAATAATAAAAATCCAAGAACCTTTAGAGGCGGCATAAGACTCTAAAAAGAAAGGACCGAGACAGATGCGCTGCCTCAGCCCCCGCACCGTAGGCTTTCAAGCCGACGGAAAGACCATAAGTTGGTCTCCAAAATATCGTAGCAAAGAATACGCACAATTCCAACTACCATGCAGTAAATGCATAGAGTGTCGCTTAGAATACGCCCGACAATGGGCAGTAAGATGCGTACACGAAGCAAAAATGCATCAAGATAACTCATTCATAACACTCACATATTCAGATAAAAATTTAAAATCAGAAAAACTACAATACGTTGACTTCCAACTATTCGCAAAAAGACTCAGAAAAAAAATATTCACAGAAGCAAAAAAACAGGGCTATGACCCTGAAGAAAAAAAAATCTCAATATTCGTAACAGGAGAATACGGTGACAGAACAAAAAGACCACATTGGCACGCTATCATCTTTAACTACAGACCAAGCGATTGCATATATAAATACTCTAACGAAAGAGGAGACAAGGTCTACACTAGCCAATCTCTTACAGACTTGTGGACTCATGGCCACACGGAAGTTGGCTCCGTTACTTTTGAATCGGCTGGGTATGTCGCAAGATACGCCGCTAAAAAACTTATACACGGAACTGACCAGTCCCACGACTACCAGCCCATCTCAAAAAAATCTTCAAAACACGCAATCGGGAAAAAATTCCTAGAAAAATACTGGAAAGACATCTTCAACTACGGACACGTAATACTAGAAAACGGAACTAAATCATCAATACCTAGATACTACGAAAAATGGTTACTCAAAAATCATCCCACAGAGTGGGTGCATTATGTTACCAAACTAAAAGCACAACGCACTCAATTAGCAGAACAAAAAAGAGCTATACAAGAACACAAAGAAATCGCTATAAACAATAATAGGTTAGATCAACGAAACCGAAAAGGTTTCCAAATAACAAGAGCACAAGTGCGAAAACAAATAATAGAAGAAAAATTCAAACAACTTCAAAAACATCTTAAAGGAGACATATGAGCAAGCAACAACTTGCAAGAACGATCTATATGGATCGTCTATACCCGCACTTAACAGAAAAACAAATTCTAGAACTACTTCACAATTTACAAAAGAAAGAGAAAAAAAATGTTAGGAAATAGAGCTTCACAACACTCATTCGCACAAATACCAAATGTAAACATCCCAAGATCATCATTCGATAGATCATTCATGGTAAAAGACACATTCGACTTCGATTATCTAATTCCAATATATGTAGACGAAGTCTTACCAGGAGATACATTCAACTTAAAACTCAGATCATTCGCAAGACTAGCAACACAAGTCGTACCAATCATGGACAACATGTACATCGACTTCTTCTTCTTCTTCGTACCAAACAGACTTACATACGAAAAATGGGAACAACTTAATGGAGCAACAATCCCAGACCCAGATTCAACAACAGACTACATACTACCAAAAATTACAGCAGCAGCAGGAACAGGCTTCCTAGTAGATTCAATCTACGACAAATTCGGACTACCAACAGGAGTCGCATCACTAGTAATTAACAACACACTACCACTCAGAGCTTACAATCTTATATGGAACGAGTGGTTCAGAGATCAAAATCTACAAGATTCAGTAATAAATAACGTCGATCAAGGACCAGACGTAGTAGCAGACTACACACTACTAAAAAGAAACAAAAAACATGACTACTTCACAGCATGTCTACCGTGGCCACAAAAAGGCCCAGACGTAGAACTACCACTAGGT